TCAGAAATTAACAAAGGAAGTATATTGATTGGCAGTATCTTTACGTTGTTCATCAGTAATTGAAGTGTAAACATCTAACGTAATTTCAACTTTAGAATGCCCTAATTGGGCTTGAAGTTGCTTAACTGACATACCGCCTTGTGCAGCTAAAGTCGCGTAAGTATGCCTTAAACCATGAACTGTTATATGGTGTAAGTTGCTACCTTCTGAAACTCTATTCATCATCTTACTAATTGTGGTAGGAATAATGTAGTGATTATTTTTGTCAGGAAAAATAAGTTGATTAGGAGACAAAGCATTGAACCCTTTTTGTAGTAGTTCTTTCTTTTGTCTCAATCTCCATTCACTCAAAATAGCTAATGTCTTTTTATCAATAAAAACAGTTCTATTGCTACTTTTTGTTTTTGGGGTTGTAACTTTAACTTTAGATACCAGTATTATAGTTTTGTTGATTGTAATTTGTGCCTTTTTAAAATCAACATCATTCCATGTTAAAGCTAAAGCCTCACCTTTGCGAATGCCAGAAAATGCCAATAATCTAAAAAGTACGTAGATTTTGTATTTTTCATGTTTCTCAGCGTATTCAAGGAACGTTTTTAGTTCATCTCTGGTATAATAATTTCTAGAATGTTCTAAGTTACTAAATTGTCTGCTAGCTTTAGGAATAATAACTGATGACGTGGGATCATCTGTTACTATTTTTAACTGTTTAGCATATTTGAAAATTCTAGTTATTAAATTGAATATAGCTTTATAGTTCTTTAATGGAATGGAGTACCAATAATTAATCAAGTCTTGACATTCAATTGTTGTGATTTGGTTAATTTTTTTATTGCCCAAAATAGGAAGTATCTTAGATTTATACTGTAGTTCAACAGTATAAAAAGAGGACTCTTTAACAGTTAATTTATAGTTAGCTATCCAACGTTCGTATACTTCACCAAAAGTTATATTCTCGTTGTCTAGAAAGTTAGGGTTATTTATTTTTTTCTCCACTTCATCAGCTGCTAATTTAGCCTCTTTCTTTGTGTAGAAACCACCTTTAGTTTTATACTTACGTTTACCAGTTACTGTATCAGTACCAACTAAAATCTGATAACGCCACAACATGCCTTTCTTTGTTTTGTATTTTCTAAATGTTGCCATAATATTTACCTCCAAAATTAAATTGAAAGTAAAAAGAAGATGTTAGCAACACACAGCTTTTAACGACTTCAGTGTGTTGGTCAATATGAATGTATGTTCTATATTATGTATTTTTAAACCCGTCGAAATCGACGGGGATAGATATATTAATGTAAAGGATACGCTCCAAAAAATCTTTTCTTAGTCCTTGACTTTATTAAGTAATATTGTGATAATATAGATGAAGATAACTTGTGAAGGATTAACGCTGGGTCCCAAAATGGGGTAGATGCATGAGCATTGAGCATTCCTATGTGCCTGGGGTTATCTTATTTTTTTGTCTTTTTTAGACTTTCAACAAAGTGTTGAGGGTCTTTTTTTATCTCATTGACAATAGTTTCAATTAATTGTTGAGAATAAGTATAACTTGCTTGATTACCAATTACATGTTTATAAGCAAATTTAGAGTTATTTTTTACGTCGTAAAAATCAATAAATAACGATAGTACATATTGATTGAATCCAGATTCGTAATTTAAGGTAATATTTTTCTTCTTAAGTCTTTCGTTAACCGCTGTTATAACATTGCTATAAGAGTATTTGTGAGTATTAGACGGATCTTTTAAATCCTTGATAATAGCAACATTATTATTTGAATTTTTATCAATCTTTACAGTAAAATCTGCTTTGTCTTTGTTTTTAGTAATATAAAGTTTTTGAGCAATATTGATAGCAAACTTATCTGAATCATATTCAGTATTTAAAACGTCAATTTCATTTGCTTGTCGAATAAACTTTTGAGCAATTTCAGCAGGATATTTTAATTTGATTTCTTCATTTGTCAAAGGTTCATAATTAGCATGTATAGTTAGAAAATTTTGAGGAATATATTTTGTGATATCTCTACCATGGAATTTAGATAATTCATTAGTAAAATTAATAACACATGCTTGAAATAGCGGAGCATATTTAACTTCATAATCTTCTGTTATAAAATGTGTACTAATGTTTCTTAATTCAATAATTTTTTCTAAGTTTAAGCGAATACGAGTGTTTTTATCAGGGTATATCAATTGTACAGATTTTTCTAAAGTAATAGTTCTATCTGGTTTATCTTTGAAATAAATACTTATACCACGATTTAATAATTCAGCTTTCAACATTAATTCCCACGCATTGCAAATAAAGAAACTAAAACCTTCAACTCTATAACGAATAGTAGGTTTATTATAAATTTCTAGTCCCATAATAAAAGCCTCAACACTTTTATCCACCAATTTCTTAGATAAATTTTCCATCAAATCACGTCCTTTCATCTCAATCTAAAACACTATCAAAAGTATTAATCATCTCTTTAAATCACGACCAATCCAACAATTTTAATAACTCAATCTACTCATAATAATCTGTAATATGCTACAATAAATAAAAAAACAGGTGATAGTTATGAAACGCAATCTTGATGATATTTATAGAGTACTTAAGGAAATTAGCATTTCATTATATGTGATTTTTGGAGGGATTGTAGCTATACTTTGCTACTTAGCACGTTAGAATAAATAATGAGATATTAAACCTCCAATAATTGCTGATATAAGATACTTTAGAACGGTTATAATAGCAGAAGTTAGGTTATTATTAACTCGTTCTTTTCTTTTATCATTGATTAGATCATATTCACGTGATCCCTTATCAGTTAAATAATAGCCAGTTATTATATAGCTTTCGTTAAAGTCAAGATCCAAACCAATATAGTGATTATCAACAAGCTCACGTAAGACATAATTATCGTTGTAGTATTTATTACCAGTTGGCAATTTTTGACCTGAGCCTATCTTTTTTATTATTTCCTTTTCTTTATTTGTAAGTTCTTTCATTAACTCACTCCTTTAAATAATAACCACACCAACAATTTTAAAATCATCACTTTTCTTAATTTCAATATCAGCATATCTTTTATTCAATGAAATTAGGCGACAATTCTTTCTGTCATCATCAAATACAATTTTTTTGACATAAGAGTCACCATTCAACTCAGCAATAACAAACTGATTATTTCTTACTTCTTCAGTATCATATATCTTATTAACATAAATAATCTGACCGTCGGAGAAAGTAGGGGGACGGCGCTCCCCTTAACGCTTAGTCCTTGTCAGACTTTAGTAAATATAGTAAAATTAAAATCAAAATGATATTTTCCATGGTATTCACCACCTTTTACGGCCATAAAGCCACATTTTTAATGTGGTAAAATGGACGTGGAAGGTAGGTGAATACCTTTTTTATATTTTGTAGGACTAAGCGTTAAAAATTTGTTATAGCGGCGCGATGTACATTAAATATGTTATATAATATATTTAATGTAAAAAGAGGTGCTAGTTATGAATGATGAAGTATACAAATTAGTATATTCAATGATAACAATTTTAATAACTTCTGGTTGTTTTGGATATATTAATTATAATATCCTTGAAAAACTCAATGTAGTAGTTGATAGACCTAATAAAGAAACTGATAAAAAACAAAAAATAATGATATTTACAGGTATTAACATCAGTTTGTACTGGGTACTAACAACCGTATTAAATTATGAAATAACCTTATCAATTATGCTTATACTATTGTTTGACGTTATTGGTACAATTTTAATTATTGCACCGTTAATTAAATTAATAGATTTCCTAATCAATAAAATTAGACGTACTTCAGGCCAAAGTTATACAGAAAATAGGAATACTAGAGATTACATATTTAATACAAATAAGATACAAACATTATTTGTTTTTGACTTTGATAATAATCTCATAACGTGTGGATATCTTGATTATCAACAATCTGGAGATAATAATTACTTTGATTTAGCATTAATGCCTCTAGACCATCCAGAAAATCAATATAGTTTTGAATATATAGTGGAAGAGGTATCTAAACATGAAAATTCCAGAACTTTGGTAGATTTTGAAAAACAAATCAAAATATATATTCTTAGGGACTAGCTATCTTTCTTAACAGGTTGTTTAGGAGCAGGAGCTGGTCCTTTTCCGCGTTCTGGAATTTGTACGGCTCTATTACCGCTATTTCTATAATCTGGGTTAATATTTTTATCTGCCATTTAAAAACTCTCCTTTACTTTTAAAATTTAATATATTTTTATAGTCGTACATGAGTTGGATGTACGACTTTTTGTTATTTATTCATGATCTATAATGCTGTATACTGTAGCTAAAATTAATATAACTCCTTTGAATTTTTATCGTGATATCATTTGAATAAATTCTTTTTCATCGATCACTTCAATGTTGTTTGTTTTAGAATTAATATGTTCTGCTTTTTTTATTTTATTAGATTTACCATCAGGACCAACCACTCTAGGATCTTCTAAACCAACTACCAAAATATTAGTACTTAGGGTAACCGTCTTTTGAAAATTACCACCTAGATCAGAAACAATAACTTCAGCTTCACTTCTTGTCATGCTTTGTAGTTTGCCAGTAAATGCAATATTTTTATCTTTTATACGTGTCTCATTAATATTAATTTTATGTAGATTTTTCCTTGATAATATATCATCTGCATTTAGAAATTTAATGGGTGCAGAACCGTTTCTAGATAGGGTAAAAGGAATATATTCAGCTGGTGTAATTTTTCCAAATGATTTATATCCTGCGTTATTAACCAATTCAAATATGGTTGAATAATCGGAAGCTTCTAACATGGCAATTGCTAGTAACCCACAAGCTTTAGCATCTTCTAAAGCATTATGAAACTCAGTTATGTTTTCAATTTTGTAATGTCGAATCATCTGAGATAATCCATGATGCACACCTGGTAATAATCTTCTAGATAAAGTTAGAGTATCAATAAACTCAACATTTATAAAATCAACATCATAATAGCTTGAAGATTTTGTTAGAACATTTCTATCAAATGCAGAGTGGGACACTATCAAATTATTAGAAATGTAGCTTTGTATTTTAGGATAAATTTCTTTGTATGTAGGAGCGCTTTCTACATCTTCGGGATGTATTCCATGAACAAAAATATTCATAGGACTAAATTCTTGTTCTGGATTAATGAGACTATAAAAAGTATCTACTAATTTACCATTTTCAAACTTAGCAATGCCAACTGAACAAGGTGAATATGTATTTTCATTAGCAGTTTCAAAATCTATTGCGACAAAATTTTCCATAATTAGATTTCCTTTCCATAATTGTTTTTTAGATATTCTTTGTCAGCTTTATCTAGTTTTTTATTGTCGAATAGTTTATTAAATATAGTGACTTCACTAGGATTAGCAGGGCGTTTGTCGATAATATCAGACAAATTAAATAGTTTAACTGGATCGGTGCAGAAAGAACTAAATTCCCAACTATTTGATTTTTCAGTAATAACGTGATTAGCATATAAGGATACACCAATACCATATATTATTTCTAAGTTATTACTAAATTTATCTTTGATTTCTTTAAATACAATATTGTTGCCACTCTTTAAATTAACTACTTCTAATTCTGTGTCCATTAAACATGTAACTCCTTTAATTTTATATAGTCACGAACCTAGCTAATTCTTCTGGTAAACCATAAGATTTAACAAAATCATATTTATTGAACGATTCGTTTATATCTAAATTGCTCAATAATAAGTGAAATGCAAACCTATTTGCTTCTGCTTCAATTTTTGGTATATCGTATCCAGACATAAAAGCTCTGTAAAAGGTTGTAGAATTATTAGCGTGTTCTACAACATGTCCTAGCTCGTGAGCTAAAACAAATTTTCTCGTGTATTCTGGTAATGAATACAGAATACCTATCGTTGTTTCTCCGTCATTTGTAACTTTCATTGCTAGGGTGGAAGGTGGTAGTAAGTCTGTGTTACAGACAGATACACCTAGCTCTTTTAATATCTGCTCTGGGTCACAAGTACCGTATAGTTCAATTAATGAATTGACGTCATTTTTCAGTGTCACGTAATCACCGCCTAATTCATATCTTTCTTCTTTTTAGCTTTCTTTCTATTGATGGTCATTAATAAATTCAGAGCTGATAAAGTAGCTTCTTTATCTTCTTCGCTCATAGGTTCCCCATAAAAGTTTATAGACCCTTCATCATTCAATCCTTTCATCATTTTTTCAGCTTCAATACCTATGTCAATTTTCTCTTCTGGAGATAAGTCGTACTTATCATTAGAACGACCTAATAGGTAGTCAGTGGATACTCCAAAAAAATCAGCTACTTTAATAAGAATATCAGATTTAGGAGTCTGATTTTTCCACTTATATAATGTTGTAGGACCAATGTTTAACTTATTACCAAGTTCTCTAACAGAAAGGCCTTGATTTTTTGCTAAATATTGAACTCTCTCATAGATGTCCATAAAATTACACCTTCTTTTTTTATCTTTTAGGGTAATTTATGTTGACATTACACCTTTTAGGGTATAATATATAAATGTGCTAAGGAATTAGCGAATAAATAGCACAACAACATAAATATAAACGTTTCTATTACCATAGTAACGCTTATTTCCTACGGTTTTATTGTATCTTTTAGGGTAAATAAAGTCAATATAAAAAGCGAAAAAATTCGCATTTTAAGCAAAAAAGGAGGCCAGAAAATGAGTAGATCAGTATTTGAAATAGAAGTTGTAATTGCATTGAAAAAATTAGGCAAAACTAACAAGTGGTTAGCTGAACAACTTGGAATATCACCATCATATTTATCAGACATATTACACGGAAATAGAAAAGCAACTGAAAAAGTTGAGTTAATCAGCAAGATTTTAAAAATTGGAAAGGTGGATTAATAAATGGATGAATTAGTTATCATGCATGATAAGCAAGTTGTTACAACAAGTTCAAAAGTAGCTGAAATTTTTGAAAAAGAACATAAGAATGTGATGCAATCAATCAAAAATCTCACGGCTGAAAATTCAGCAGTGAAGAAAATGTTTGTTGAAGATAGCTATTTGAATAGTAGAAATCAACAGCAACCAATGTACTACATGAATAGAGATGGGTTTACTTTATTAGCAATGGGCTTTACAGGTTCTAAGGCTATGGAGTTCAAGCTCAAATATATTGATGCATTCAATCGAATGGAAGAGCGGATTAAACAAACTTACGTCATCCAAAAGCAAGATTCATATATGATTACCGATCCAGTTCAGCGTGCTAAGCGTTGGATTGAAGAACAAGAAGAGAATCAAGTTAAGTTAGCAATGGCTAAGCGAGAAACAAAAGATGTTCAAGATAACACACCAATATCATCTAAAGATTATCAAGTGTTATCTAGGAAGATTGGTCAAAAGCTAGATCGATATCTTAGTCAGCATCAAATTTACAACAAAAACCAAGTTGCTTTGTTGAGATGGGATTTAAATAATGCAATTTTAAAAGCTGCAGGAGTTCCAGCTAGAACATTGATCAAGCAGAAACATTTTACAGCTATTGCAGAAACATTAGTTAATTGGGAACCAAGTGAATCAACGTTAGAAAAGATGAAGGCTTATTGAGGTAAATAAGGAGGAAAAATATATTGCAGAACTTAAACACAATATCATTCAAGGATAAAAAAATATTTTTAGATAATACAGAAATTAAAGGTGTTACAGATATAGAAATTAAAAAACACGCCAACGATATAGCTGACGTGATATTAAAAATAAAATCTTCAATCAAAGGCCTAGATAATGATTAATTGAAGAAGTAACTACATTAGAGGCAATAGTAGTCAATGTTTTAAGAGAAAAAGAACCTACTTTATTAGCTATTTCCTTAGTTTTAGACCAATTATTATCTTTTCGAATATTTGCCAAAAATTCGTGTCCTTTAGGAGATAGATCTTTGATATAAAAGTTGCCGCCAGCAAATCTTTTTACATCTAATAAGAGGCCTGCTTCAAACGCTTGTCTTATATGATAGAAGATTGTTTCAAAGTCATATTTTTCAACAAGATTTGAATTTTTTAAATCTTCAAACCATACAAAGTTTGAAAAAGAACTTTTCTCTTCAACGACAAGTAATATATCTCTGATGCAATCGGGATTTAATCTCATAATTATCACCTCTTTTCTTAAAACTATAAAAATTATACCAGAAAGGAAGAATAACAATGGATGAACTGATAAAGATAACAAAAGTAACTATGTTGTCAGTGATAGAGAATTATATGATTTTTTAGAAGTAACAGGACGTTATTCGCTTAGGTTTTCAAAAAAATATTGATCATGTAGGGCTGTATTTAACCACCTAGTAAAACAGATTTAAAAATAAGGGAGGTGGCGTAAATGATTGTAACAGCTACTTATGAACACAAGCTTTCTGATACTGATATCGATCGTATTGCTGAAAGAGTAGTTAGAAAGCTCAAACAAGATGAGAATCAAAATAAGCTGCTAAACATAACAGAATCAGCTAAGTACTGTGGCGTATCAAAAGAAACGTTTTGGAGATGGCGAAAGAGGTACAAAAATCTTCAGAATATTGCAATAACAGCTGGTGGGGTTGTTCAGTTCAGAGCTGAAGATTTAGATAAGTTTTTAGAAAGCAAATAAGAAAGTAAAAAAAGAAGATGTTAGAAAAAATATAAAAGGAGTGGAATATGGAACCAATACTAGCAGTGATTGTAGCGTGTATAGCTTATGTAATAATTTTTGTTTTGGTTAGTTGGTTAAAGGATATTTTTACATGGAGGAAGTAATATGTGGTGCATTTATGGGATCCTGTTATGCATAGCATACGCAGGGAGCGTTGATTTATACAGATTATGGAAAAGAAAGGATAAGAAGAAATGAAAACCTATATATTGCTTGATAATTTAGAGCATGTCTTAAAACAGATAGAAGATAAACGTGATGAGGATTTAGTTACACACCCTGAAAATGAAATTATTTGGAAATGGGCTACTAATAATTTCGAAAATAAAATAGCAATGGAAAAAGAAAAATTAAAGAGGGTATATAAAAAATAAAATAAGCACTATTGGTAGTATTTCTTAAAAAATAACTATTAATTATCATCTAGTGGAGTTGGTGCAGAAACATCATGTTCAAAATCGTAACTATCCCAGTTATCGTTAGGATCCCAAGCAATATATTTATGTTGCATAAGATCAATCATATTTCCTAGTTTATCAATAGCTTCATTTAAGCTTTGGGTTTTAATTTCAGGACTTATAAGGTTACTACCATAAAATGAACGAATAAACGTATCTTCTCCATTACTGTTATTGAAATCCGTCCAAGTTTTAATAAAACGAGCTGTAAAATCTTCTATAAATTTATCTAAATCAATCACAGATAAAGAATGTGGATAGTTAAGAATATAGATATCTTTAATATCAAAAGGTAGATCGGTTGCATCATCTTTAATAATGATTGTCATCTTAGGAAGGCTAAGTCTTAATCCTAATTCAAACATAACATTGGAATTTAGTGTAGAAATATCAACAATTACAATATCAGCATTAAATATTTTTTTAATAATTGTTCTTGTGATATTAGCTACACCAGTTGAATCACTCACTAAGCCATTGCATAAGAAAGAATAAGAACTATTTTTGATATTTTCTATTTCTGTAGATAATTTTTTCTCTATGTATTCGAAGTGTTTGGGATTGTAACCATCTTTAGGATCAATAGGACGAATAAAACTAACGGTGACTTCTTTTTTAGAGTCCATAATATACCTTCTTTCAAAAAAATTGGCAAATAAACATTTTTAGGAGGTTATCTATTTGCTAATACTTATTTTACTACAATATATTGTAGTAATCAAACTTTATAACACTATATATAGGGGTAATAGATATGTGGGATCAGTTAGAAGAATTACTTAAATCTAAAAATATAACAAGATATAAATTAAGTAAATTAACAGGAATTGGACAAACAACTTTACAAAGTTATAAAGACGGTGTTGAGCCTTCATTTAAAAATATGTGCAAAATAGCAGATGCTTTAGACGTTAGCTTAGATTATTTCAGAAAGGATGAAAAATAATGATCGAATTAACGAATGCGAGTTACTTTTTATTAATTGTTTTATCAGTAGAATTTGGATACATTCTGCACGGCGTGGTAGACGCCATTAAAGATGGAACGTTCTTTGATTAAGGAGGTAAACAAAATGGAAGATGAACCAAGTTTAGAGTATGACACTGGTGGACGTTGGCAATGTGATGAATGTGAGTTAGTCTTTGAAGTTTATGGAATACAAAATGTAGATGACGTTAAACGTTGTCCAGTATGTGGTAGTGGTAAAGTTTGGATCATTGAAGAAATGATGATCTGAAAGGAGGTGATAAAAGGTGCTAGATACAAAAAATTCAGTGGCGGCAACCACTGAACGACAAAAAAATATTAACAACATTAATCTTAACACATTGTTCAATTTCACGAAATCTCTAGATAGTGATGTTGAAAAATTTCTAGTAATAAGAGCTTTCTATCAGCTCAATTATTTCGATTTAGAACCTAATGATAGAGAAGTATTAGAAGAACTATTAAAACCAATAGGAGGAACCAAGTAATGAACTTATTTGAATTGAATCAAACATATAGAGACCTAGAAGAACGTGAAGACTTAGATCCAGAAGTGTTAGCTGACACTTTAGATTCAATAAACGATACCAGAGAAATTAAATTAGATAATATTGCTTACTGGATTGAAAAGAACAAGATGCAACTAGATTGGGTGGCTGGAAAACTAAAGGATCTAAGAGCAAAGCAAACATCACTCAACAACTTAAATCGATCTTTACAAGACTACATGACACGAGCATTAGATGATGCTGGTATCAAAGAGTTGCAAACTGAAAACCATATTTTAAAGCCTAGAAATTATAAGGCATCAGTTATTGTAGATAGTCTAGATAATTTACCAGAAGAATTTAAACAAACTAAAACAGAAGTTACTGCTGATAAGAAAGAACTATATAAGGTTTTAAAGAATGGCCAAGAAGTGCCAGGTGTTCATCTTAAACCAAACAGAGGAATAGTGATTAAGTAATGTTCAAGTTGAGAGATTATCAATTGGAATCAATTAATAACATATATGATTCCGTCAAAAAAGGACATCACTCCATAATCGTTCAGTCACCACCTAGAACAGGTAAGACAGTGATTATGTCCGAGATTGCTAGACGTGCTACTAAAAAGGGTAATCGAGTGATGTTCGTGGTTCACAGAAAAGAAATTGTAGACCAAGTTATCAAAACTTTCAAGGCTAATGAAGTTGATATGTCTTTAACTCAAATAGGTATGGTTCAAACATTTACTAGACGTGTAGATAAGCTTTCTAAGCCTACTATCATTTTCGTAGACGAGGCTCATCACGTTCTAGCTAGAAGTTATCGTAGAATACTTGAAACGTTCCCAGACACTTTAAAATTATTATTCACGGCTACACCAGTAAGACTAAATGGAGAAGGGTTTGAAGATGTAGCAGATGACTTAATCGTTGGTAAACCTATCTCATGGTTAATTGATAATCAATTTCTAGCTCCAGTTGATTACTATGCACCAGTTGCTTTAGATGCTTCAAAATTAAAGACTAAGCGTACTGGTGATTATGATGAACAATCAATTAAAGATGCATTTAAGCCTAAGATTTACGGTAGAACAGTTGATCAGTATCTTAAGTTGGCCAATGGTAAGCAGGCAATAGCTTACACCTATAATGTTGAATCAGCTGAGAGATTAGCTAAGCAGTTTTGTCAGCAAGGAATCTTGGCCAAAGCAGTGTCTGGTACTACTCCCAAAGTAGAAAGGAATCAGATTATCAAAGACTATCGAGCTGGAAAGGTAAGGATAGTTACGAACGCTGAACTATTTACTGAAGGATTAGATTTGCCAAACGTTGATTGTGTAATCATGCTAAGGCCAACCAAATCATTATCCTTGTACCTGCAATTTGCAATGCGATCAATGAATCCTAGAGCAGGTAAAACAGCTATTATCATTGATCAAGTTGGAAATGTTCAAAGATTTGGTTTACCTACTCAAGATAGGTATTGGAGCTTAGAAGGAACTAAAAAGCAAAAAGAAAGTAATAGACCTAAGATTCAACCAGTTTCAACGTGTCCTAGTTGTTTTGCAGCATTCTACAGGAACGGTAATACATGCCCGTTTTGTGGAGCTGACTTAGTTGAAGAAAGAGAAATTGAAGTAGTTGATAAAGCAGAATTGAAAAAAGTTGTAGCACGTAGGAAAGAAATATTTAAAAAGATCATAAATGATAAAGTCGCTAATAACGTAGCTGATAAAACACCTTCAGAATTAAAGAATTACGCTGAAGTTAAAGCTTACGCAGATTTGAAGGGCTATAAACCAGGGTGGGCTTACTTCTATGCTAAGCAACGTGGCTTTATCAAATGAAAGGAATGATTAAAGTGTCGATTTTACCACCACTTAATAGACAGAAAAAGGTTAGAAGAATTCCTAGAAATTTCTTCATTTTCGGAGATACCATGTCAGGTAAATCTTATCTAGCTGAGAGATTTCCAGTACCACTATTTTTAAACACTGACGGTAATTCGGAAATGATTCCAGCTCAAGATATTCAATTATCAAACATTAGAGATGCACAAGGGAAACTTAAACGTTCTGTAATTGATCAATTAGACGAGATTATCTTAGAGCTTAAAACTAGGAATCCTGGTTATAAAACAATCGTAATTGATGTTATTGATGATTTAACAGTCATGATTGAACAAGCTATTTGTTATGAGAATGACGTCCAAAGTTTAGCTGACATTCCATATGGTAAAGGTTACTCAGCGTTTAACAGCGTATTACAAAGTTTTGTAGTAGAGCTTAAATCACTACCTATGAACGTTGTTTATATCTCAAGAGTTGCAAAAGAAGGAGATAGTGATGTTGAAGTACCTAGTCTTAAAACTAAGTACTACAACATTGTTAATGGTAACTGTGATTTAGTTATCCAAACTAAACGCAGAGGAAAAAACTACATCAGACGAGTTACTGATAGACGTACACATTACGTACGTGAAGAAATTGATGACAAGGATATTTTAAGGATCCTGGATAACGTTGTAGGAGTATTTGACAAACCTGTTAAGACTCCAATTAAAGAACAAAAGAAAATTGTAGACAAAATTGAAACAGAAAAAGAAGTAAAGGAAGGTAAAGAATAATGGGATTAAGAGACGCAGCAGCAAAGGCTTTAGAAGGATTTGACACAAAGAAAGGTAATGTAAATGGTTTTGAAGGACTACCTTCAGGAGATTATGTCGTAATGATTGATAATATCAAGAACCAAGATACTCCATGGGGTTCTGAACAATTGTTAATCAGAGTTCAAGTCTTAGATGGCGAACATGCTGGCCAAAAAGAATTTGTTAATTTGAGTTTAGATGAAACTACTGCTAAAGGTAATCCTAATCCAATGCTTGGACGTAACATCAAATTGATTGCTAAGTTAGCATCTAATTCAGGAATCGAACTTCAAGATGAAGATTGGGAAGATATTGAAACTTTGGCTAATGCATTGGCTTTAGCTGAAGGTAGAACTGTTTTAATGCATTTAACAGTCAGTGAAAACAAGAAAAACCCACAATATCCATATCGTAATTATGATTTTGATGAAGCAGAAGAACCAGATGAAATCGCGATTGATGATGACGACGTTCCATTCTAAAGATTAACTAGAGCAGTAACTCTAGACTACCGAACGGGTGAGATGCCCGTTAGAAAGGATAAGCTATGAAGAATTTAGTAAACGTAGCACTGGCATACCAAGCTAAAGGTATGAGCGTGCTGCCACTTTTAAACAAAAAGCCATTGATTAAATTTGCTGATAGACCAGCTTTAACAGCGGATGAAATCAAGGAATTGTGGAAAAAATATCCAACTGCAAGTATAGCTTTAAAAACTGATAAATTCTTTGTAGTGGATATTGATAGACACGAGAATGGAGCAGATGGCTTTAATTCGTTTGACCAATTACCTAAAGACTGGTTTCTAGAAACACTATCTCAAACCACTAAACATGGTGGTAAGCAGTTATTTTATCTTAAAAGAGATGAAATGACACTACATCAAATGATAGGCTGGCAACCTGGAATTGATATCAAAGCACATCCTAATAATTATGTGGTAGTTGCACCTAGTGATGGTTACTCGTGGGAAAATAAGAATCCAATTGTCAAAGCTCCGCTAGATTTGATTAGAACAATCAATCAGTTGAGAGCTACTAAAGGTCATCCTAATAGAGTTAGTGAAGATTTAAATCTAACTAGAGAGCGTAATTCAACTACAGATGTATTAGAAACAATAGCAAGTGGTTTAGGTGATCAAGGACAAAGAAATAAATCCTTAGCTGCTTTATGTGGAGCATTATTTTTTAGATCAGTTAAACCACGGTTAGCTTATAAATTAGTGAACATAGCAAACGAGAATTCAAATGATCCTTTACCACAAAAGGAGCTAGATAGGACGTTTGAATCAATCCTAAATAGAGAAATGCAGAATGGAGGCGGATAAAAATGAGTGTTGACGACGCAATTAAAAATGCTGAAAAGAAAGAATCAACAAACGTTGTAAAAATGCCAATTCCATTCACAATGACTCAAAACGGTACTATCAAAGCTAATTCTTTACGTAATATCGGATTGATTCTAGAGCAAGATGATGTTCTCAAAGGAACATTTGCATATAACGAATTTTCGTTTGCTGATGAAGTTATAAAAAGTATTCCACAGTTACACATAAAATGTGGATATGTTGAGGATAACTATATTTCAAGCATTCTTAGGTACATTGAAGATAAGTATGGGGTTTTGTTTACTGAAAGACTACTGCATATGGCAGTTAGTAACGACGCTCAAAGCAATTCATACAACCCTGTCAAAAAGTACCTCGAAGAAGCTGAAAAAGAATGGGATGGAGAACAACGTGTAGCGTTATTGCTACCAAAATTTTTAGGAGTCGAAATCAGTGAAGTAACAACACTACAAACCAAAATATTTTTTGTTGGAGCAGTAGCCAAAGTTTTTAATCCTAACTCTAAGTTTGATTATGTATTGGATCTAGTTGGTGGTCAAGGTGTAGGTAAGACCACGTTTTTAAAGAAGATTTCAAATGGTTGGTATACAGACCAGTTCACAGACTTTAAAGATAAAGATAGTTATATGAACATGCAAAGAGCATTAATTGTCAATGATGATGAAATGACAGCTACTAACAATTCAGATTTTGAAACTTTAAAGAAATTCATTTCATCTGAGGAATTGGAATACAGACCACCTTATGGCAGAAGTGCAGTTAGAAGACCTAAGAATTTTGTCATTGCGAGAACAACAAATGAATCAACATATTTAAAAGATAAAACTGGTGAACGTAGATTCATGCCAAGCATGGCCAACAAACGTAGACAGATTAAAAGTCCTATCACAGATTTAACACCAGAGATCATCAAGCAATTCTGGGGCGAATGCGTCCACTACTACAAGGAAGGTTTTAATTTTATGTTATCAGATGAAGAAAATGAACTGCTTGAAGAAAATAGAAAATCGTTCATGTACATTGATGAAGCTGAAACTCAAATAGAAGAAGTACTAGCAGGGTGGCCAGGAACTTTCATAACTTCATCTCAGATTGCTAAAGAACTTGGAGAAGAGAATCTGATTAAAAATAGAAAGTTGGCCAAAAAGATTAAATACATTATGGATAATCATAAGGAATGGGAGCCGGCTCATAAGAAAATAAATGGAATATCTAAGAGAGGATACAAAAAGGTTTAGACTAGTTGTCACTAGGTTTACACTAAAAATCTACTTAGTGTAAACCTTAAAACGTTGATATATAGGGCTTTATGTATATAAGTTTACACTACTACACTAATTTATATATAAAGTATATATATTCTATATAAAAGAAGAAACAGAGAGAAAAATAACGGTGGAATTGTAAAAAGTTTAAATTTAGTGTAAACCTGTAAACTTGCTTATAAACGTTGATACATCAATGCTTGTAATGTAAACCTATGTGTAAACTTAGTGTAAACCTTGAGAAAGGATTTTACGATTGACTTTAGAACAAAAAATTCAAAATGACATCATGGTCGCTGTGGCTAGACATGGATGCACAGTGTTTAGAAGCAACGCTGGAACTGTACAAACAAAATTTGGGACAGTAATTAAATTAGCTCCAAAAGGCTGGCCAGATATCACAGGATTTAGACACAGTGACGGCAAAATGATTTTAATAGAAGTTAAAAATGAAACTGGAAAACTTAGAGAAGATCAGATTAAGTTCCAGAAATTCATTGAAGATAAACCTGTGTTATATGGAGTGTGCAGAAGTGTTGAAGATGCAATTGAATTAATTGAAAGTAATTAAATTTCGCAGTGTGAGAATGGCATTAGATAGCTTTAGAGAGCTGGATAAAGGAGCGTGTAAGAATGAACGAAAACATTAAAAATATGGTAGAAGAACTCAAGCATGAGTTTCCAGACTTAAAAGAAGACATAGATTTAATTATTTATGATGAAAAGATGAATGGATATTTTTTTGATGATGAATTTAAAGAAAAAAAGTTTAGAAATTTGTTTATAAATTACAAAACGAGCATGGTAGAGATTAGTAGCGATTAGTAGCGATAAATATAATATATTTGATATTCATACAAGCATACTCATCGAACAGGAAGATTTAGCAGTTATCGGAAAAGTTATAAGTATAGTAGTTAAACACTTGAGCAAGATTGAGTTTGAAGAAGAATAGTATTTTAGAAAAAATAAAAACTATAACGTGTGATGTTAATAGTTTACCTTTTTTTGAAAAAAACGTAAACAGACGAGGAGAAAATGACATGAATTATCAGAAGAAAGTAGATATGAAAGAAGTTAAAAAAATACAGGAGCAAGCAACTGAAATAGCTAAAATATTGAAAAAAGAAGGCTATGAAGCGGGAGTAATAGCTTTAGGTAAAGGTACAGGAGTTGCAACTAGTGTTTTTGGTAGTAGAAAAGACGTGTTATTTACTGTATACACTATTTTGGAAAATTTGAAAGAAGAAGACAAACTAATACTTTTATCTATGATTTCAGGCATCAAATTAGGAGGACGAACAAATGAAAATTAATTTTAAAAATAACAGTCGTAAAGATATGTACCAAATAGGCAACACAATCAAAAATTGTGCTGGCGCTTTATGGCTCATAGCAGATAATGTAGATGGTGGATATTCAGTTGTTAATTTAACTACTAATCAAATTTTTGGAACTTATGATACGCTTGAAAGCTTAATTCGAAATGCAGGAGATGAAAGCGATATTTTGGTTAATGTAGAAATAAATGAAATGTAGGAAGGCGAAAAAAGATGAAGATTAATTATGAAAGCAACAGTAGTGAACGCATGTATCAAATTGGTAATATTATCAGAAATGATGATGATCTATATCTTATGGCAGCTAACCCAGAAGGAAAATTTTTCGCTGTTAATTTACGAACTGATTTGGTTTATGGGCCTTATACAACAATGGATGATTTATATTGTGATGTTTGCGATGAAGATGATATTTTAGCCCATGCAGAAATAAACGTATTGTAAGGAGGAAAAACATGGTTTCAAAAATATTAGATATCATTATGATGATTTCTTTAATGATTGTGGTTATTGAACTAGCTTTATCTAAAGAAAGCTTTGTTATGAGAATTATGGTTTTAATGCTGATAGGCATATTTTTAGTGCTAGATAGAATTTCAAGAAAACTTAGATAGGAGATAATCAAGATGAATGATGAAGAAATGCATAAAATGTATTTAAAGCATTTTCTTTACAAGAATGGAATTATCGAACAAAAACCAGAAGCTAAAGAAAATAAGAAAAGCGACAGTGAAGAAGTAAAGATATTTTTAGTAAATGGAAAGACATTATATTTTAACAATGTTTCAAGCACAAAAGAGCTATACGAAAATGGTAGATCAGTTCTTTTAATCAAACATTTTGATAAAGAAACAAGTAAAAAGAGAATATCGTGTTTTGATTTAAACAAAGAAAATATTATTGGATACTCAATAGATGATGAACTTTAGAAAGGTGTTGATAAGTTGTGGATAACAAAGTTACGGCAATAGACAGATTAGCTGAATTGATGAAAGAATATGACTTTCCACTCAATCCTTTAGTAGATACTATGAATCGCATATCTTCGTGGCAAGGAAACACAAACGATGATCCTTATTTATGGCAACAGGTCAGATACTTTGAAGAACTTATCAAGCAAGGATATGTAACAAAAAGAAAATAGAAATTAAAAAGTGTATAGGCTTAGCGTTTGTAGAAGAACGTTAAGTCATAGGTAGTGATATTGTTGATGAGCTACACAAAACAAAATTTATTAGAAAAGGTAGGTGGAGTTTTCCTTTCCTGTTATTTTATACCGTAGCAATTTAGCAGTATTACTACCGTTTGGGTTTGACCCTACTTTATCTTTTTAAATACACAAAAGCTACAGGATAAATAAATTGAGAGGAGTAAAACTCCGTAACATGTTCTTCGTAAACCTGTAGCTATCAGCCCTGCATTAGCACGATTTGAGACTATCACACGTTTTGAGAGCGTGGCAAGGCTTTAGCTAGCTAGAAATATAAGAGAAAGGATTGATTAGATGAAATTATATTTAGTTGAATACATTGTTGATAGTGTCGTTAAAAACATGATTGTTAGAGCTAAAAATCACATAGAAGCAGAAACACAAGTTAAGGTGTCTATGATAGCTAATATTCATGATGATAATTTTTAAGGGTGAAAGATAATGAAAGAATTAATTATTAATGGAATGATTATACTGGGAATAACGTTTATGATTTCAAGTTACTTTGTATATTTGATTGAGCATGAAGATAAAGGTAGGCTTTTAGAACTAATAACAAGTGTAGGTTACGTTACTATCACAATAATTGTTTGTATGACAATGCTAATGGTTTTAAGTTGGGTGGTGTAAGTATGAATTTTGATACAGAAGGCGAAATATTATTTAAGGACGGTTTGAAAGTTCATTTTAAATGTTGGAGAGGGCAATGGATCCATACGATTAAATATTTTGATGAAAATAACGAAGAAGTGCCATATAACAAAATATGGGGTAGACGGTATGAATACTGCAAATTAACAAGTTCTGAAGGCACCTTGTTTTATCAAAATAATGTTATTGCAGATCGAAGTAAGTTTGATGATGAAACTAATTAAATCTAAAAATCGAGTTCATCAAAATTAACAAAGTATACAAACTTAAAATTGAGAAGGTATGAATATGATAAACAAAACTGATTTTTACAAATATAAAGGTAAGGTATTTTTTAACGTTGAAGATCCTTTTGGTTACAAACATAGAGAAGTCGAAGTATTAGCTATTTATGAAAATACTGCAGCCGTTCGAGATGTCAAAACTGGTTTAACGTGGACGATTCGTAAGCGTGAATTAGGGTTAAAAGAAACTGGAAAACTCCACAAACATCACGGTCATTTTGATTATCGGAAAACCAAGCGTCAATGGAAAGGTAAGCAAGAACAATTAATCAATACAATTAGAAGTTTATAAGGAGTGGTATTAATGTACAAATCAAGACCAATAACTCAAGTGGTTCATGAAAATATTAACTACATTCTAAACAAAGAGAAACTAACCAAAGAATCTTTATATAAAGAAGTTGGACATCAAAAAATTATTTATAGTTCGGATGCAAATACCTCTATCCAGAAGTTAGAAGAAATAGCCAAGTTCTTAGGGACAAATATTCCAGATTTAGTAACTGACTGGAAAAATGGTTCTTATCCAGACGAACATGAAGAATACGATCGTGGTTACAAAGATGGTAGGAAAGATGTATTAAAGGAATTATATGATAAGGAAGTTAATAAAATCGGATAAAAATTTTGTCAATAAATAATATTGATAGAAAAAATTAATAGATTAACGTGATCGGTAATAGATCAAATCAAACACAAATGATTCTAGTTAATCGTTGAATATAATTTTAAATCACAACGAAATAACATAAATAAAAAATTTTACGTATTTCAAAAATTGTGAAGATTTTGTGAACTTGAAAAATAATCTGTTACATCTGTTACACTTTACTTAAAATATTTTATTTATCAGTTGTTGTAAAATGCAATGAACTTTATAAATCAACATGTAACAGGTTGTAACGAGTTGTAACAGATAAAAAAGGTCATCTGTTACAGCTGTATCCCTTGTGGCTCAAGGGGTTTGGCGATTTTGTAACAGATGTAACGAGTTTGAGTCGCCCTATATTATATATTTTTTTATTATATTATATATAATAGTATTAAATAATTAATATATTCTATTTCTATTTTTAAAAAATATATAAGAAGTTCATTTTATCTGTTACATCTGTTACACTTCAAAAATAGGGCTTACAAACGTTGATATAATAAGGTTTTAAGTGTAACAGATCGAAAAAGTTAATCTGTTACAATCTGTTACATCTGTTACAAAGATAAAAATTTTAAGTGAGGTTTAATTTGAATGAGTATAGACAATGAATTTAAGCATAATAAAGCTTATTTAATGCGATATCGAAAAATACATACGAAGATAGATAGATTGAAAGACAAATTAAATAGACTCAACGAACGTTATGATTTAAAGGGTGTATCTTATTCATCTGAACCTTCTAGCTCAGTTAAAAAAACCTTAGATGACGTTTTAGCTCAAAAGGAATATCTTGAAAATAAAATTGATGAAATGGTAAGTGAATCAATTGATATTAGAAATGAGATTGCAGAAAAGTTATTAGACTTAGATAATCAATTAGAAGCTACAGTCTTAGATTTTTATTTTTTAGAACGATATAGTTTGAATGATATTGCTGATGAATTGTCTTATTCAGATAGACAGATAGAACGATTATATGTTGACGGTATAATGTCGGTTGAATGTCGGTAGCGTGTCAGTCTTATGTCGGTTGAATGTCAGGTCAATGTCGGTAAGATGTCGGTGACAAGTCGGTATATCCATGCTATGATGTGTATGATGATAATTGTCTAGAAGAAATCATCCGACCTTTTATTAATTAGTACATGAGATATTGTTTATATCTATTAACTTTAATTTTTATTTGTTTATTTTAAGACTAGAGTTCTTGAAGTATTTGATGTTACTTCTTAAGTTCTCTAGCTTTTTTGTTTGGAAAGGATAGTGATTGACTTGGCTCAAAGAGTTGTGCTGATGGACGAAAGAGAATTCGATGAAGTGATGAAAGGATTAGATGCATTACCATTTGAAGTTACTCATACAACAGCAAGCAATGGGAAGTATGTTAATGCTTTGATTACTGTATCTAAATCTAAGGTAGAAGAGTCCTTGAAAGCTATGGATTACAATCAATTAAAAGGTAAAGATATTAATTACCATGCTACAGTTAAGTGGGTAGATTAACATGTATGAAGATAAGTACATCAAGTTCTATCATAGCAAGGCTTGGAAGTTAGCACGTAAGCAAGCACTGACTAGAGATCACTATCTATGTCAAGAGTGTTTGAGGCAAGGAATAGTTAGAACAGCTAATACAGTTCATCATATCGTTCCTATTAAAGATGATTTTAATAAACGATTAAAATTAGAAAATCTAGAAACTATCTGCTTGGAACATCACAACCAAGAACATAGAGAAAAACCTAGTGGAGATAAAGACAAATACAAAAAACTGAAAGAAAAGAAACGTGAAGTATTTGTGTTTAAAGCAAATCCAGACTTTAAATTATAGTCCCCCCCTAGGTCAGAAAAACGCTAGAAACGTTATTAAATCAACGGTGATGACTTTCGTTTACGATAAATTCGTTTTTCAATCAAAAAAGTAATTCAAAATCTGGAAGAAAGGAGTTAATTTTTATGCCACAAGCAGCCAAAAGTGCAATGATGCACCTATATGAAGGAAACCCTAACAACTTAACAAAAAAAGAAATTTATAAACGAAAAAAGAACGAAGAAAAACTAAAAATTTCATCTAATAATTTAAAAGCTCCATCTTGGCTAGAACCTGGAGCAAAAAAGAATTTCAAACGGATTGTAGAGTTGATGAAACCAACTGGAATATTATCTGATGTAGACGTGGATATTCTAGCTGTTTATTGTGATACCTATTATGATTATTTGTCCTATAAACGTAAGATTAGAAAGACAGGCAACATGATTGACGGTAGGGTTAATCCTTTAATTCGTGAAAAGAGAAATGCGTCAGCAGCATTAACTAAATATGCTAACATGCTTGGATTAACTCCTTCTGCTAGAGCGTCGTTAGCAATTCACTTAGATGAAGAAAGTGATGATGACGATGACTTCTAAAATTTTACAATATAAACAAACTCAGTTGGAAAAATGGTGGAATGATTACAGAGCGTCAATGTTGAGTTGGGCTTATCTGGATAAACCATCTCCAGTAGTTTTAACAACATATTACGCTAAAATGGTTGTTGAAGGTGATATTCCAGCTAGTAAAAATGTTATTTTAGCGTGCAAACGTCACTTGAGAGATTTGGAACGACAAGGCGACGAAGATTTTCCTTGGGTATTCGATGAAGAAAAAGCACATAGACCTATTAGGTTTATTGAGAAAAAATGTAAACCGTCAAAGTCAGTCAATGCTCAATTGATTTTACAACCCTGGCAACATTTTATTGTTGGTTCAATGTTTGGTTGGGTACATCGTGATACAGGTCTAAGACGATTCCGTGAAGGAGTTGTTTTTGTTGGTCGTAAAAATGGTAAAACAACATTAGAGTCTGGCTTAGCTGATTATATGGCAGGGTTTGACGGAGAACGTGGCGCTAATATTTATTTTTTGGCAAATGCTCAATCTCAAGCTAGAAAATTATACGATGAATCTAAAGCAATGATTGAAGCTAGCCCTTATTTAGATAAACGATTTGTTACAACACGTTCTGAAATAAGATTTCCAAAAACAAATTCTACAATCGTTCCTATGTCTACTGAAAAGAACAACAAAGACGGAGAAAATGTTCACTTTGCCGTATTTGATGAAATTCATGAATATAAAGATTATTTCTTAATTTCAGCAATGAAGCAAGCCAGGGGTGCTAGATTACAACCATTAATCATGTATATTTCAACTGCTGGATATGTTTTAGATGGTCCTTTAATGGACTTTATAGACAACGGAAAAGAAGCTTTATCAGATTATGACGCTCATATCGACGAAAGAACATTCTATTACTTGGCTAGTTTAGATAAAGTTGAAGAAAGTGATGATCCTGAACTATGGATTAAAGCTAATCCTAATCTTTGCTTAATGGATACAGTAAACTTGATATCTGACTACATTAAGGATAAAAGAACTCCTGCTGAATATGCTACTTGGCTGACAAAACAGTTTAATATTTTTAGTTCTACTGATGAATTATCATTTGTAACAATTGAAACTATTAATAAAAACAAACGTATAATTGATGAAGATACATTGTTAGGACGTTCATGTATAGGTGGATATGACTTATCAGAAACACAAGACTTTACTGCTACTGGTTTAGAATTTAAGTTAGATGACGGTTCAATTTTTTGGAAAATGCAATCATTTGTACCAGAAGAAAGGGTCAGAATTGATAAGAATCCTGAACGCTTGAAAGAGTGGGAAAAAGCTGGATATTTAACAATTGTTCCTGGAGAATACGTTAATTATGAATATGTTTATAATTGGTTTGTTGAGCAAGCTAAAAAATATAAAATTCAACAAATTAATTATGACCCTAACAAAGCGTTGTTTTTAAATCAAGCATTACAACAGCACGGCTTTAATACTAAAGTTGTTAAACAGGGCTTTATTACTTTAGGTGGACCAATGCAGAATATAAAAGAATTGTTGCTAGACGGTAAGGTAGTAACTAATAATAATTTGATGTTTAGATGGTACTTGAATAATGTCAAGTTGGTAACAGATAGAAATAATAACTGGATGCCAACTAAACAATCACGTAATCGTAAAATTGACGGTTTTGCAGCATTATTAAATGCTCATGAATCGTTATGGGAAAACCTAAACGTCAAAGAAAAGAAAGCTAGAATAAAATTTGTCAGTCTAAGATAAGGAGGTGATGACTTGGGGTTTTGGAATAGAATAAAGAGTTTAGTTACTGGAAATAAAAAAGCTAGTGGACCAGTTAGTTTGAAAACAGGTAATCCTTTCCCAATTAGTTTATCTGGTTCAACATTACAAACTAACGAGACGGTATTTTCAGTAATTACTCAGTTATCTAATGCAATGGCTAGTATGCCACTAAAACTATATAAGAACTATGAAGAAGTTACAGACAGTGATTTAGCGATGGAAATAAAATACCATCCTAATCCGTCCATGACTTCTTTTTCTTTTATCCAAAAGTTAGAAACAGACCGTAATGAATACGGTAATGCTTATGTGTTGATTGAAAGGGATGAATACTGGCAACCAGTTAATTTATATCCAGTATCTCCAACTTGTGTGACAGTTATGCAAAACCAAGATGATAATTCAATTTGGTATAAGATAACAGGTAGTAATGAAAATATACTTGTCTCAGAGGCCAATATTTTACATTTAAAGCACATTTCAGGGTCAACAAGGTTATTAGGTATAAGCCCACTAGACGTGCTTAAAAATGCCTTAGATTTCGATTTAGCGGTACAGAAATTCAGTTTATCTGAAATGTCTAAGGTGGATAGTTTTAAGGTTACTTACGGTTCAAATGTTGATGATGAGAGTAGAAAAGATGTTATTGATAATTTTAGAGCTTTCATTAGAGACAACGGTGGTGTTTTGTTTGAAGAACCTGGCGTTGAAATCAGTCAACTACCTAGAGAATTCTTATCTGGTGATTTAATTAATACTGAAAAGATAACTGATACAAGAATAGCTAACGCTTTTAATGTTCCTTTAGCATTTTTAAATCAATCTACTGTTACTAATAACGAAGATTTGATGAGTCAATTTGTACAAAGAACATTAATTCCAATTGCTAGACAATATGAACAAGAATTAACTAATAAATTATTAACAGAAGAACAAAGAAAAGCTGGAATGTATTTTAAATTCAATGTTAATAGTTTGTTGCGTGGTAATGTTCAAGCACGTACAGCATATTATCAAGCATTAAGACGTTCTGGTATCTTAACAACTAATGATATTAGAGCGTTGGAAGATTTGCCACTATCTAAAGACGAGTTTGCAGATAAATTATTCGTATCTGGTGACTTATATCCTTTAGATATGGACCCAGCACAACGAAAGGGGGTGAGTTCAAATGGTAATGGAACCAAAACTGAAGAAACCAATCAAGTATTGGGAAATGAGCAAAACTCAAGATAACGTTGGCGAAATTGCAATTTATGGAGAAATTATTTCTGACAAATGGTATGACGAAGAAGTTTCTGCCACGTCGTTTAAAGATGATTTAGATGATTTAGGCGATGTAAAGACTATTAATTTACATATTAATTCGCCTGGTGGAAGTGTATTTGAAGGAATAGCAATTCACAATATGCTGAAAATGCACAAAGCAAACGTCAATGTTTATATTGATGGTTTAGCAGCATCAATTGCAAGTGTCATTGCTATGAGTGGTGACACTATTTTTATGCCTGAAAACTCAATGCTAATGATTCATAATCCGTGGGCGGTTGCAATGGGTAATTCAAAAGAATTACGAAAACAAGCAGATGATTTAGACCGTATTGCTCAAGCAAGTGTTAAAACTTATTTATCTAAATCAAACGGGAAGATTGATGAAGAAACATTAGTCAAATTGCTAGATGAAGAAACATGGTTATCAGCTCAAGAAGCTGTTGATTATGGTTTAGCTGATGAAGTTTTGGAATCAAATAAAGCAGTTGCTAGTTTACCAGGCGAGTTTTTAGAACGTTATAAACACGTTCCAAATCAATTAATTAAACAATCTGCTCCAGGTAATTCGATTAACCGAGAGCGACTAATTGTCAAAGCAAAAGAAAAAATTGATTATGTGAATAATACATTAGGAGGAGTTACATTATGACAGTTACACTTTATGAAAAGAAACAAAATTTAGGAACTTTAGGTTCACAATTAAAGAAAGTTAATGAAGAAATTGCAATGAAAGCAGGAGATCCGACAGTTGCTGATAAGGATTTAATGCAATTACAAGAACAATCAGAATCTTTAGAGAAACGTTATAACATGTTAAAAGAACAAGTAGGGCGTGAAGAAGCTGAACAACGTGCTAAATTCACAAAAACAAAAACACCTACTATGACAGCAGAAGAAAAATTAATTCATGCTAAGGCTGAATTTTACCGTGGCCAAAAGTTATCTTCTGACTACAAGCAAGTATTAGGTGATGACGACTCAACAACTCATGGTTCTAAGTTGTTACCAGTAACAATTGCAAATGACATCATTGCTGAACCAACTGACACTAATCCATTACGTGATGACGAATTGGTAACGGCAGTGACGAATTTGGAACGTCCACGTATTGATGTGACAATTGATGATGACTCATTTGTAAACGACCAAGAAGTAGCTAAGGAAATTGGATTAAAAGGCGATACAGTTAAGTTTGGACGTAATAAGACAAAACTTAAAGTAGCTATTTCTGAAGCAATCTTGAATGGTACTGATACAAACTTAGTAGAACATGTAAATGCTCAATTACAAGCTGGTTTGGCACGTAAAGAAAAGAAAGTGGCTTTTGCTGAAACAGCAAAACCTGGTGAAGAAGAAATGAGTTTCTACTCAACTCAAAACAACATTAAGAAAGTATCTGGTTCAACTTTATTTGACGCTATTACACAAGCTGCAGGAGATATTGCAGATGAATTTCAATCCGATATTAAAGTTTATATGACACGACCAGATTACTTGAAGATGATTAAAGAATTATCTAACGGTGCCGTATCGTTGTTTGGTAAGGCTCCTGAAGAAATCTTGGGTTACCCAGTTCGTTTTACTGAATTGGCAAAAAAACCAGTTGTTGGTAACTTTAAATATGCTCAACTAAATTACGAAATTTCTTCTGCCTTGTACGAACAATGGAAAGATTACGACAAGGGTGTAAACAACTTTCAACTAACAGCATGGTTTGATCACAAGATTTTACTAGCTAGTGCATTCCGTATTGCTGATGTAGCGTCAAAATAGTTCCCCCACAAGGTTCAGGCAATGAATCAGTTGACAGTGGTTCAATTGTTGGACCTGATAGTGGGGTTGCCAAATTTGACCCTAGTGGAGATGTAAAACCAACTGATGCTAATACAGTAACTGAAATCAAAGCATATTTAGATGCTCATAGTATTAGTTACTCATCCAACGCCGCTAAAGCTGATTTATTAAAATTAGTTGGTTAGGTGGTGTAGATGATGGACTTGGACCAATTTAAACGAGCAATAGCGATTGATAGTAATGTATTTGATGATGTTCTAACGCTATGTTTGAACGCTGCTGAATCTAAAGTACAAAATTCTATTGGTACTAAGTATCTAGATTTCTATGCTGATAACTATTTATATGATTTAGCAGTTATTCAATTAGCAGACCATTATTTTAAAACTCGTTCTGCTACAACTCAGAAAGGCGAAGTTCCTATTTTGTATGGTGTTAATGAGATAATTCTACAATTAAAGCCTAAATATCGAATTTATGCTCAAAAACAAGAAATGAGTGATGAAAATGATAGCTGAAACTGGAGATTTAACAGAAATCATTAAGATTGTACGTCCAAGAGTTCCGAAAGTTGATGAATATGGTGATGAAATAGCAACAGAAGATGAAATAATTTATCCAATGTTGTTTGCGATGCTGAGAAGCAAAAATGCTAATGACGTTGAAAAAAACTTATCCACGTTATCAACATCAGCACAATTTGTAATCAGACATAGATTCCAAAACGAGCCTAAAATTACAACTGATATGGAGTTAATCCATAACAATGAACGTTACAAGATTAATAATTTCAACATTGACACTCAATATAAGATGTGGGACGTAATTATTTGCCAAAAATCGTTGGAATAGGTGGTGTTTTAATGAGTTTTTCGATTGATGATAATATCACTTCTGAATTGCAAAAATTAGGAAATAAAGCAAAAAGAATTAGTAACAAAGCCGTTAGAGAATCTGCTCCTATATTTGCTGAAGAACTAAAAGCACAAACACCTTATGAAAATGTTTCTAATAGATCGTGGAAAGCTCAAAGACAAATGGATAAGAAAACTGGCAAGAAAACAACTTTCAAGCATATGAAAGATGATATTCAAGTCAGTGGGGTAGACCAGTATGGACACGTCAATGTTGGGTTCGGAGAAGATACCTACTGGCGTGTCCATTTTGTTGAATTAGGGACTGTTAATCAGAAAGCTAATCCATTTATTGAAAGAGCGATAGATTCTTCAAAAGAAGAATATGAAAGTAAGATTTCCAGCGTGATTAGGAGTGAATTAGGTCTATGAGAATTAGCGCTATTGATGTGGGAAATATCGTAAAGACTTTAGATGAATTTGACAATACAAATACGTTTATTATGCGTGAAATTCCACAAACGATGTTAGAGAGTAAGAAGTTGCCTTTTGCTCAAATTACTTTCTTAGGCAATAGTCCCTTTGATTATGCTAGTAACTTTAAACGTGGAGAATTATCTGAAAGTCAGATAGATATTTACGTAAAAGACAATAAAACAGGCGAAAAATTAACAAATTTAGTAGAGAAAGCACTAAAAAACAGCGATTTTGAAGTGTATTTTACTGATTTTAGCACAAATTATGAGTATGATTTTCAAGTCTTACGTTTTAGAGTAAGACGATATCAAATAATAAAGTGAGGTTATAAATTATGGCAGATAATAAATTTGCAATTGGTACGGTTGGTTTCAATCGTATTTTGTTCGGTATCATGGACGGCAAAGAACAAGTAACAAAAGTAGTTGCTATTGATAGTAATTCTGGTGGTGCTGTAGAACTTAAAACAAGTGGCTTTCAAGGTCAATCTAACACTGTTTATGGCTCAAACATTGCTTATTATGTATCTGATGCTGGTACAGGTACTGGTAAAGTTGAAATTACAGCCGTTGAATTACCTAGTGATGTAGCAACAGAAGTATTAGGCGATAAGTTAGACAATGGGATTTTAGAAACTTACTCAACAGTAACACAACCATATTGTGCTGTTATTGCTGAAGCAGAAGACCTACAAGGCAAAAAAATGTGGATTGGTATTGCTAAAGCTAAGTTTGCTACTGTTGACGCTGACGACTTAAAAACATCAGAAGATAAAGGTAAAACACCTAATAATGTGTCTATTTCTGGTTCTGCAATTACTAGACGTTCAGATAAGCTAGTTAAAGCTAAGGGTTCTGAAACATCTGGAGCTACATTTGAAACTTTTGTAGCTAAGATGTTCCCTGGATTTAAAGCTGTTGATACTATTACAGAAAATGCAGTAACAAATCCAGTATTATCTCCTGATGGAGGTAGTCACTAATGATTTCAATTAAACTATATGATTCAGAAACAGATAAGGTAAATTACTATGAACAACGTAAGATTAACTTTGGAAAAATTAAGAAAATTCTTGATTTTAATAAAGATATTGAAGAAAAATCAGCACGTTTACGTATTTTAGAAGATAAATTAACGAATGGTGTTGTTTTAACAAAACCAGAAGAGAAAGAATTCGTTTCTTTATCTGGAGAAAATGAAGTTGGTATGTTAGAACCAATGATTGATATTGTAGTTGATTTATTCAATAATCCTAACGTTACTAAAGAAGCTATTTATAATGGTTTAGATTTACAAGACGGTGTTGAAACATTACGTACAATCATGAGCGATGCAATGGGTGGAGCTAATAAAGACAACTCAAAAAAATAACATCGTCCGAAGCACTTGAGACTTTAGATGATATAACTAAGCAATTAATGGAAAATGGTATTCCATTTCAAGATATTGAAGATATGGATAGTGAAGCTTTCTTTAAATACTTAGAACGTCAATCTGAAAGTAACAGTAAATTAAGTGCTGAGGAATTCTACAATCAATTTTAGAAAGGAGGAGTACATATGGCAGTAGGACGCCCTATTGGTTCAATGGTAGTGTCTCTAGGATTAGAAGCTGCTAAATTTACAGATGGCTTAAAGTCGATTCAAAATCAATTTAGATTAGCTAAGTCTGAGATGCGTGCTAACATGGCTGAACTATCTTCAACTGGTACAGCTTATGAAAAAGCTAGTGTGAAAGTTGATAGTTTGACTAAAGTAATGGACGTTAATCAACGTAAAATTGAATCATTAAGAGAAACTTATCAACAGCAGGTAAAAACTCAAGGCGAATATTCTAATGCTGCAATGCGTACCGCTTCTAAAATTAACGATGCTGTCAGAGTTCAAGAAAACTATAGACGTCAATTAAATGACGCTAAAGTTGCGATGAATGAAGCTAAAAGAGGAACTGATACTTATAAAGATTCCTTAGAAACATTGCAAAAAACAACCACCGCTAGCATTACTGGCTTACAAGCACAAGGTAAAACTAATGAAGCTAATTTAGTTAAATATCGTAGTTTGAAAGAAGAGATTCAGCAATATAATCGTATTCTTGATGATGAAAAAGCTAAATTAAAAGAATTAGTTAATGTTAAAGGCGCTGACGCTAGAGAAACCCAGGAACAAAAAGTAAAAGTTGCTGAGTTGAATGCTAAGATTCAGCAATCACAAGCTAGCTATGACAGCATGAATTCCAAGTATAAGAATATGACTACTGCTCAAGCACAAGCTAAAGATTCAACTCAGAAACTAGCTAACCAATATAAATCTGTAGGTAATAGCGTAAAGGATGCAGGGCAAAAATTAACAGGTTTTTCAACGATTGCTGGTTTAGGTTTAGCTGCAGGCCTAAAAACGTCAATAAGTAGTTTATCTGAGTTCAAAAATACTTTGAATGAAATCAAAAACTTAGCTGTAACTGGTGGAGAAAGTGTAGAAGAAGCTACTAGAAATGTATCAAGAATACAAAAAGACGCTACTCAGTACTCTAACCAATATGGTGTATCTGTTAATAAAATTGGCGATGGATACAAAGAATTGATTAAGCGTGGTTATACTACAAACCAAGCTTTAGGTGCTATGAAATCAGAACTTCAAGCATCAGTCGCTAGTGGCGATGATTTCAACGACGTTGTTAATGTTTCATCACAAGTTTTAGAAGCTTTTGGTATGAAAGTTAATAGCACTTCTGGAATGCTAAAAAATACTAAAACAGTAACCAATGAACTGGCTTATGCAGCTGATTTAACGTCAACTGGATTTACTGATATTGGTATTGGTATGTCTTATGTTGGCTCAACTGCTAAAACAGCCAAAATTGAATTGTCTGAAACTGCCAGTGCTATGGGTATTCTATCTAACAATGGTTTGGAAGCTGATAAAGCTGGTACTGGACTAAGACAAGTTATTAATAATTTAGTTACTGGTGTTAAAGACATTGATTCTAAAAATTCAGTTCTTGGGAAACTAGGATTGAAAAAGAAAGATTTGGTAGACGCTCAAGGTAATTTAAAGAGTTTATCTGCAATTTTTGAAGCAATTAACGGTAAGATGAAAGGTAAAGAGTCTCCAGAAAAAGCATCAATATTCAAGAGTTTGTTTGGAACAACAGGACAGCAAGCTGGTATTATTTTATCTCAACATGTTAAAGAACTTGATGAGTTAAACAAGAAAGTTAGAGAAGCTCCTAAAAAAAATTATGTTGGTGCTTTGTCTGAAAAGAACTTAAAATCAGCTCAAAACCAGATGAAGATATTTAAACAATCTGCTGCTAACATGGGAATGAGTTTATCTGAAATATTATTGCCACCTTTATCTAAGATAGCAGCGTCGTTATCTAAATTCTTTCAATGGGTAGGTCAATTACCAAAACCTATTAAAGCAACAATAGCTGGTATAACCTTATTGGCTGTAGCTATTGGACCGTTATTAGTAGCGGCTGGTTCTATGATTACTGCAATTGGAACGATTAAAGAAGTTATGGGTGGAATTAGTATCGCAAGCGTGCTAACTAATCCTATAACTATAGCTATTGCTGCAATAGTAGCTTTAGGTGCAGCATTTACTTTAGCGTATAACAAAATAAAACCTTTTAGAGATTTTGTTAATGGAATAGGCACTACTGTAAAAAAAGAGTTTGATAAAGTAAAAAATGTTGTTAAAGATATTTGGACTGTATTAAGTTCAGATAATAAAAGTAAAAATAAAGCTCAAGCTAATATGAACTTGAGTAAAATTTTCTCTCACGATCAATTAGTTGAAATTAATCAATTTGGAGAAAATTTACGTACAACAATTAATGGTATAAAGAAAACAATTAGCGGTGCTAAAACTATTACTAAAGATATCTTTAATTTGTTTACTTCAAACACTGGAGATAAAAAGTCAGCTAAAGCATTTGATAGTTTGAATAATTTACTACCAAAAGGTTCAGCTCAAAAAATAGTTTCAACCGTTAATACTATTAAAATGGCTTTTAATGGACTATTTGCTTTATTCAAAGGAGATAATGCAAGGGGAGAAAACTTATTAAATAGAATTTTCCCCAAATCTGCAGTTACCTATATCTCAACTATTACTAAGATAATCCGTACAGATTTTAATTTAATGAAGTCTGCAATAGTGGGCGTATTTAAATCTATTTGGAGTGTCATTTCACCAATTTTCAATAAGATTGGTGGTGGATTTAAGACTCTAATAAAAGGAATGAGTAGTTATTTCAATAAATACGGTAAAAATATCATGCAAGCATTTGTAAATATTTTTGATTTTATTTTAGTTAAAGTTGTTAGCAAATTTACATTAATTCTAACTGCTATATCTGTTGCAATGAAGAGTATTCAAGTTGTTATATCTGCTGCATTAGATTTAATTAAGAATGTTTTCAGTTCGGTATGGATTAGTATTGAACACATTTTTAAGGGCGTATTTGAAGTAATTGGTGGATTACTAAAAGTATTCGCTGGTTTATTCACTGGTAATTGGCAACTACTTTGGAGTGGTGTTAAGGATATCTTCAAAGGTATTTGGGATTCGTTCAAAGGAATTGTTGGCGGTGTTATCAACACTGTTATAGGAATATTAAATACTGGTATTGATGGTGTTGACTGGTTGATAACCAAATTCGGTGTAAAGAAGATTGGACATATTCCTTCAGTTAAGTGGGCTACTGGTACTACTAGATATTATCCTAATGGTTTACCTGAAACACAGTTAGCAATGGTTAATGACGGTGGCAAACGCGAAGCAATCGTATATCCTAACGGTCAAGTTGGTATGTTCAAAGGTATGAATGTAACAACAATCTTACCTAAGGGTTCTCATGTTATCAATGGTGATGATACTGAACGATTAGGATTAGCAAACTATCCAGATATGCACTATTACGCTAAAGGAACTATTAGCTTTAGCTCAATTTGGAATAGCGTTAAATCTGGAGCTAGCAAACTATGGGATGATGTTTCTGACGGTGTTAAATTAGCAAAAAATATTATTGCTCATCCTATTAAAGCTTTAGAGAGTGCTTTTTCTGGTTCGTTAAAAATTGGAAAGAGCGTTCAATTTGCAATAGATACTGCTAAAGGTTTAGGATCATTTATCATCAAGAACATCAAGAATGGTATTGTTAAAGAAATTAAGAAGTGGATAGACTCTAACGAAGATGAAGGAGATTCCAATTCAACAAGTCCTAAACCAACTGGAAGTCATAAACATTGGATGGAACAAGCTGGTATTCCTAAATCTTGGTATGAAGATTTAAACTGGATTATTAATCATGAATCTGGTTGGAAAGTAAACGCAACTAACCCTGGTTCTGGAGCTTATGGTTTACCTCAATCGCTTCCTGGGAACAAGATGGCTAGTGCTGGTAAAGACTGGAAAACAAATCCAATTACACAATTGAAATGGATGTATTCTTACGTTAAGGGTAGATATGGTAATGCATCCAATGCTAAGCATTTCTGGCAAACTCACAATTGGTATGCTAACGGTGGTTTTGTAACTCAAGAACAAATTGCACACATTGCAGAAGGAAACAGACCAGAAGCAATAATTCCACTAACAAATCGTACTAGAGCTATGCAAATCTTAGCTCAAGTTAGAGATAAGTATGGTTTGTCTGCTGGTAATGTTGTTTTAAATGGCAATGAACAAAGCAATAATGATTTATCGAGTTTAGAACGTAAATTTGATACTGTAATTAGTTTGTTGGGACAAATTGCTGGATTAAGTGCTGAACAGGTTAATGCTTTAAAGGCTATGAAACCTAGTCAATCATTTGACAAAAATAAATTTTATCAACAAATGTATAAAGACCAGACTATTAACAATTATATGAATATGTGAGGTGGTAATTTTTGGAAAAACTATATTTAAAAATTGGCAATCAAGATGAATTTGATATTTGTGAAAAGGTTCAAGGCCTGCATTTTTTAGGTGATGATTCTACTCCAGTTACCACTAATCAATTTTTAGATGTTAATGGAGTAGACGGCAGTCAATTCCAATATGCAACCTTTGGTAAGTACCAAGTTGTAGCTAATTTTTTTCTTGAATTTAAGTCTTGGGAAGATTTTAAGTTAGCAAAACATCAAATTAATCGTATTTTTACAACCAAAAAACTAATTAGAATGCGTACTAATGTTGAAAGTGCAATTGTTAGATATGTATATCCTAATTTTCCAGAAATTAAACCTATTTCAGATGGTGCTAATAGTTCTACTTTCTCAGTTAATTTTGACAACCCTAGTGGATATCGTTATTCGATTGATAGAAGTGATGAATTATCCAAGGTTCAATATGGTATGTATTTGTTAGATGATATTTATCCAGAATATCATTTTACTGATAAATCCTTTAGAGTTTATAACCCTAGTGATATACCAATTGACCCTTATCTTGGCAAACACGATTTAAAAATCATCAGTAAGTTTAGTGGCAGTTCTTTAAAAATCACTAATACAACTAATGGAACTAGCTGGAGTTACAATAAATCATCTAATGATAGTGAAACTGTTTTATTAGATGGAATCGTAACAACTGTTAATGGTAACCCAGCAACAGTTAATACAGATTACGGTCATATTGTGTTAAATACTGGATGGAATGATATTGTTGTTAGTGGCACGAATAGCAACGATATCACGTTCAGTTTTCCATTTATTTATATCTGATGTTTCAAGGTAAGATTTTAGTTCAAGGAGTTAATCGTGCTGAAAAAGAACCCTTGAATTTATTTGACCCTAAGTCTCTACAAATTCAGTGGGAAGTAAATCAGACTTGGAGCTTACAATTAACTGCATATAATGACGGAAGTTTAGCTTATCAAATGTTGGAAAGCGAAGCTTCTATTTTTTTGGATAATCAAGAATATATTATTAAACAAGTTGCTGATGACTCATCTAGTGGATTAGATAGTGTTCAAGTAACAGCCACTCACGTTTATTTTGAAGTTCAAAAAATTAGAAAATATAAGGATTACATTGACCCGATAGACAAGGATAAGCAAACGGATGTTAAAGTTCTAAAAACTGATTCTACTAAATCTGATGATAGCGATAATACTAAAACAGACACAAACGAGAAAACAGAAGGTAATACAACAACTAAAATAACAACTAAAACCACTGATGAAACACAGCAGGATAATCAAAATCAAGTAACTTATTCAATTCAAGATGTGTTAGACCATTGGTTGAAAGATAATAATCTTGGTTTTACCTATGAAGTGATTGGTAGTTTTGAGAAAAAAGAATTAGAAGAACTAAAAGACGGAACTGGGGCTGATATGTTATCTAAGATTTCTGATACTTGGAATAATGCAATTATATATCCAGATAATCGAAAAATTATGGTATATTCAGCAGACAAATTCAACCTAAATCGTGGTAATAGAATAGATTACTTGAATAACGCAAGTGAGATTAAATTTAGTACTGATTCAACATCGCTTACTAATATGGTTTATTGCATTGGTGGTAAATATTCTGTTGAAACTACAACGGAAACCACTACTACCACAACAACTACTACAACAAGCGGTGGTTGGGGCTGGCCGTTTCCTGATGTTGGAGAAGGTAATTTCATGCAAGTCCAAAGATTTGGAAACGACGGTGGATTTAGACAGAATGGCTTTCATGATGGTTTGGATTTTGGTTCTGTAGATCATCCAGGACGTGATGTTCATGCTATTCACGGTGGAAAAGTTACAATCAAGTCTTATATGGGTGGACTTGGTAATTATGTTGTTATTTCTGGCAGTGGATATAATGTTGTTTATCAAGAAGCATTTTCAAGCGCTAGCAATATCATAGTTAATGTAGGAGACACGGTTAAAGTCGGTGATGTAATTGGCTATCGTGATACAGACCATTTACATGTTGGGGTAACTAAAGCTGATTTTAATGTTGCTGTTGGAAAATCATTTACTAATGATGGAACTTGGTTAGACCCGCTAGAATTAATTAAGAATGGTCCTAGTGATACTGATACTGAAACATCATCAGAAACTAACTCAAACTCAAATACTCAAGAATATTATTATTTTGCACCGTTCATGTATCGTGATGAAGAATCTATCAAGAAGTATGGTGAGCATCCAGCTGAACCAATCGAAGATGGTAGATTTAAGGACAAAAGCGCAATGATTGAGTATGTTAAAACTAAGCTACAACCAGAACCGTCATTGTCTATTGATGTAACAACAACTACTGATATCAAACCAATAGCTGGAGATGTAGTTCATGTCACGGTTAAATCACAGAACATATCAACGAATTTTACTTTGACTGGGTTTACTTGGTATCCGTATTCATATCCAGTTGATAATCCAACATCAATCACGCTGAATTCTAATGTTCAAAATATTCTGGATTATCAAAATTCAAGACAAAGACAGTTTAGTAAGGCCATATCTAAATTGAAGAGCTCCACAAATGAAGTAGTTAATAATATTAATAGTTTTAATGAATACGGTGGAAATCAACAATTAAGAACGTGGCTAAATGATTTTGTTGGAGGCTAAAGTATGAATATTTGGGAATGGATAGATAAACTAACAAAAGGTCTACAGAAATTGAATAGAAGAATTACAGTGATTGAGAGTGTGTTATTTGATGATAAGATAAATTCAGATACACCTAAACCACAACATATTGGCAAAATTGTTGATGTGTCTGAATGGCAAGGTATAATTGATTGGCCTAGCGTGATAGCTGATGATGTTACTTTAAGTATTATCCGAATTCAACATGGTTCTGCTCACCAAGATTTAAAGTACATGGAGAATTTGCAGAAATGTATTTCAGCTGGTGGAAAGTATGCGGTGTATGCATATTTTGCTGCTACATCTACATCAGACGCTCAACAAGAAGCAAGAGATTTCTATAATCGCACACAAAAGGTTGTCGCAGGTAAGCAACAGCCTATTTTTTATGCAATTGATGTTGAAAGTATTGAGATGAGTGGAGATGTTACTCAGATGAGAGCGGGAGTTGAGGCTTATATGTCGCAACTCAATGCTTTAGGTGTACCAGATAATAAGATTGTGTTGTATATTGCTAATCATTTGTACGATAAGTTCAATTTGAATGTAGCGCGTCCTGGTGCGATTTGGATACCAAGTTACGGACAAAATGATGGAACATTGGCTAATAGTTTAAAACCTACACACCCATATGACTTGCATCAATTCACAAGTAAAGGTAGTGTTAAAGGTATATCTGGAAATGTAGATATGAGCGCAGAACCAAGTGAGAGATTTAAGGAGTTGATATTTAGTGCTTAGTTGGAACGGTGATATACATGAATTCTATTTTGATAACTATACGATCCACATTCAAAAGAAACTAGGAACAAAGAAATTTTAAAGCAATTTAAAGATATAAATACAAGATTGGATAGCATTGAAAAAACTGGAAAAGAAGAAGGTGGTAGTGATGGAACATCTGAACCTTGATGATATTGGTTTGACTGATAGAGTTCAGTATAACGCAGCAGTTGCTAATTTTAATCAAATTCAGCGTACTGTTAATAGCAATACTGATGAGATTAAGAGTGAATTAGATAGCAAAGCTAATTTGCATGATATTAATGATAAAATAGACGCTTTAAATGAAGATTGGAAGGCAAGGCTAAAGCGTGTAACTTTAGGTACTGATGAAGAAACGATTGAGAATATAGTGACGAAAATTTTAATTGAGAAAGGAGTAATCTAATGGCTCAAATATTGAAATATGTGATTGGTAAAGATTACAGACCTTTGACTGCTTTAGAGGCTAAGGGTGGTAATACTTTTACGCCTGACTATAATAAATCTAACTGGGTGCAAGCACGTCAGTATGAGGACAGTTTGAGACAAGTTTTTGTTGAGATTACCAACGAAGACGGTTCTGCCTATGATTTAACAGGAGCTAATGTCCTATTTGAAGGTATTTTGCCAGACAACGAACACAAGATTTTGGATAACTCTCATGCTGTATTTTATGAAGATCCAACAACTGGTAAGTTCCGTTTTGATATGCCAGCACAATCTTTTAGCGTAGCCGGGCAGTATAAACAAGCATTTTTCCGGGTGATGAAAGATTATCGTAATATCGCCACACTTGAATTTAAGTTTGAAGTACTGGCTGATATGGTTGTTACTGGCTTAGTTCCTAGAGATTATATCAGCCCGTTAGATGACTTGTTTAACACAATCAAGGAAACTGAAACTAAAAATGTAGCTGAATTGAAGAAGATTGTTGATGATAAGGTTGCGGAAATTACTAACTTGATGACTACCTTAAATCAAACTAATACAGCTACTTTGAGTGAGTTGAATAGTGCTAAAACAGCATTAGGGGCTTTAGAAGATAAGATTAAACAAGATGGGCTTTTCACTCAAGGTGAGGCAGAAGAATTTAAGAAATCAATTTTTATAAAAATGGTAACAGCTGACAGCCTGGAGGAATTACTTTACGGATACAAAATCACAATCGTACACAATCAAAAAGACTATCCTAAACCAACAGTTTTCTACTATGAAAATGCGATTGGTACTGAAATCGGCGGTTTAGGTGCTGGGTCATTTGGTGAAACGTTAACCAAGTTAGTTCCTTGTGAGGCAGAATATACGGATAATAATTCAATCGTTGTCCGTATACCACGTAATTTCTACATGGATGCTAAACCATATTACAAATATGGAGATTGGTATTTAGGGAGTGGCAATAAAACAATTAAGATTAGTCTGGGTAATGTTGATGATAGTGCTGCTAAAGCTGGAGATGGTAAAGGCAGCAGTCATTTATAGTACAGGCTATTTTAATTATCCAATAGCTCAAGTGATTTAAGAGCTATTTATTTTAGAAAATAAAGAAAGAAGGAACAAACATGGCAATAAATTTTGAACCTATTTTTTCTGAAATGGCAAATGGACCAGAAAAAATTAAAGAGAATTTCGACAAAGTTAAAACTATTGATGATGGAGTAACAGCTTTAAACCAAAAAGATACAGCTAATTTTAAAATTGGTAAATTTATTGGCGGTGGAGCTAGTGGTAGCGTAAGCCTAAATGGTGTAGGGCAAGGAATGCATATAGTTGGTTTATGGGACCAAATGTCAGATAGTTCATGGCCAAAATCTTTACAAAATAGAAAATCATTTTGGGGATCGTTAATACAGTGCGGAGATGAGAGTGGAAATATTGCTACACAAATATTAATTTTAGCAAACCTTGGTTCTATTTATTTTAGATCTTATGTAGATCATACTTGGAAAGAATGGACCAGAATTGATGGACAAAGAGACCAATAGAGGAGGGGAACAGATGTTAATTTTTATTTACGATAAAGAAACAAAAAGATATATGTATCCAGTAAGTGATTATCCAGATAATTATGATTTACCAGCTAACGCTACAACAGTAAAACCGGTAGATAGTAATGGTGTTGGCTTGTATGATCCAACTTGGAACAAAAACACAAATTCTTGGGATAGTTTGACGGAAGAAGAATGGAAGGGAAAATACACCATTCCAGAAGTTAAACCAGTTCCAACTCAAGAAGAACAAGCTGCAGCACAACAAATGTTAGCAGTAGCTGACTTACAAGGAAAAGTTGTTACTCTAACTTCAACAGTGGATAAATTAAGTAAGTCTAATAACGAACTAAACGCAACTTTGGCACAAATTATGTTACAAAACGCAACTAATGCAAAAAATGGAGGTAAATAAAATGAGATATAGCTATGATATTGTAAAACGTTTCTATGATTTAGGATTATTCACAAAGGAAAATGTACAACTTTTTGTAAGAGTAAATTATTTTACACAAGAAGATTACTATAAGATGTTTCCAGAAGATAAGCCTGCTGAAACAACTACATCAACACAACCAACAGTAGCTCCAACAGCTTAAAATAACGAAAGGGTGGGTGGGTAGGAATAGTACAGCGAAAGCAGGTGAGTATATGTGCATTCATTATTAGGATATTCGTGGGCGGAGATAGCGTCGATACTAGCGGTAATTTCCGTCCTTTTTAGTGGAATTTATTGGCTGATTAGACATGGTGCTAAGGTTCTTAACAATGCGATTAGTGCGGGAACTTTCCCATTGCAACAACAATTCAAGAAATTAACCAATACAATCAAACAACTTAACGGAAATTTTGAAGAAGAACATAAAAATTTAAAAAGATTAGAGCATGAAGTAGAACAACACGATAAAGCTATCATTCTTCATGAAGAAAAAATTAAACGGTTGGAGGAGAGAAAATGAAAAAAGTATTATTCGATAAAGACGGTAAGTTAAATCGTAAGACAGTAACATCATTAGTAGTATTGTTACTAGTATTGCTTCAGCAATTATGTGCAATTTTTGGGCTTAAATTTACAGGAGATACGGGACAAATCATGAACCTTGTAAATACAGTTTTAACTATTGGCGGTATTTTAGGTTTAGTTGACGGAACAACAGTTGATGTTGATACAGTCAATACGATTGAACAAACAGCAAATAAAGCTTTAAAACTTGCGAAAATAAGCAATGATACTCCTAAATCTTTAGCAGAAACGATTGATAAGGATGGTAATGTAAAATAGGAGGTAGTATCGTGAAGAAAAAGAAAATATTAATTACTTTAGCAACGTGTGCAGCGTTGCTTTTTTCTGTGCAGTTAAACACTCCAAGTGTTCAAGCAGCTAGAGGAGAACATGGCGTTGATGCAGCTATTTTCCAAGGAGCAAGCGGTAAATGGGGTTACGCCAGAGATAAATTTATGATATCTCAAATTGGTGGTACCACAACTGGCTGGAACTTGTACGATCAATGGACTTATTCAACACAAGTATCTAGCACGATCGCACAAGGTAAGCGAGCACACACTTACATCTGGTGGCAAAATGTAACTTCAAATAGTCAAGCAGATTATGTATTAAATTATTTCTTACCAAAAATTCAAACTCCCAAAGGCTCAATTGTGGCTTTAGACGTTGAATCTGGTTATCAGAACACACAAGCGATTGCTCATGCTATTCAACGAATCAAAGACGCTGGATATACACCAATGGTTTATGGATACAAGAATTACTTAGTTAATAATACTGATTTGAGCTATCTATCTACCTTATGTCAATTGTGGTTAGCTGAATATCCAAATTATGCAGTGACACCAGAACCAAACTATAATTACTTTCCATCATTTCCCAATATTGGTATCTTTCAATTTACATCAACATATATTGCTGGTGGGTTAGATGGAAATATTGATTTAACTGGTATTACTGATAATGGTTATAAGGATGGTAATCCAGAGAAGCCTAAATCATATACTCCTGCAGTAGATGCGGGTATTAAGGCTGATAATACACCTAAACATGATATTACAGTAGGATACACAGTTAAAGTAAATTATTCTGCTAGTCGTTGGGCTACAGGAGAAGGTATACCAAGTTTTATCAAGGGTAACTCTTATAAGGTTATTCAAGTATCTGGTAATAGAGTGTTGCTAGACGGTGTTATGTCATGGATTAACAAGTCTGATGTTGAAATTCTACAAACAACAACTCCAATTCAATCTAACAATACTAGTTACTATACTGTAAGATACGGAGATACTTTAAGCGGAATTGCCTATAAATATGGAGTAAATGTATATACTCTAGCCCGTAATAATGGTATCAGTAACATTAACTGGATCTATCCAGGACAACGATTAAAGATTACAGGGAATGTATCTAATCAACGAACATACACAGTACGTTACGGCGATACTTTATCTGGTATTGCTTATCGTTATGGTGTAAACGCGTATACACTAGCCCGTAACAATGGTATTAGTAATATTAATTGGATTTATCCAGGACAAAGGTTGAATATCTAG